TTAAAGAACTTCTTATCTCTTCCTGCATAATAAAGATAACGTCCACCCGGAATAAATCTTAGATTAGATATATGATCTGCCAAAGATTCTTTTTCATCCTTGGTAATCTTATCCTGACAGACATCCTCGACTAGAGTACAAGCCAGTTCATGAAATGTTTCTGCACCTTCATGAGAATACTTTGTATAGAATATGTCCTCACTAAACTTTGATCTGAATTGTGGATTACGATTTGACTTGAACATGTCTTCCCCTCTTTATTAAATCATTAAATAAATCTGCTTGTGCATCTTCTTCTGGATACTCTAATTCTAAAAGCAGTTGTGCATAATGTATTACTTTTAATATATCTTCTTTACCTTCTCCCTTTTTATTATGTCTGGTTATATATTTTACAATGTTTGCTTCACATGTATTTAATTTATTATAGTGAGAGTAAGCAGTTGGTTGAATAGCACAATCTTTGTAATGATCTCCACCAACCTGTACATCAAATGGATTTATTTTAGTAGATAAGGGAACTAAATTTTCTTCTGACATTTTCTGTATCTCCTGATTGAATCACTTCATATGCAAAGGTTCTAACTTTTTTAGGCTCTACTCCTGCATAATGACAAATAGTTTCAAAATCTTTTGTAGATGTAAAGAACCAAGCATGTGCTTGATCTCTTTGTAATTCTATTTCGTTACTCTCATTTTTTTGTTTTGGTTTTGTTACATCCAATAATGCTTGTATAATAACAGCAATATATAAACTTTTCTCTCCATCTTTTTCACTAAGATCGTAAAGAGATTCTATAGAAACATTAGTAGGGATCGACATATTCTTCAACTGGTCTATAAAATTTACCGCCTACAAAATTATTATAATAAGCTGGCTCATCAGTTCCCTCAAGTATAGAAGTTAATACATTATATTTCATTTGATAATAACATTCATAGTATCTAAGACTACGTTTATTTTTAAACTCTGCTAATATTTTAAATTTAAAATTTTTTTTACCAACTTTCTTTATGTCTTCCAATAAATGTTTAGAAGATCCCATGTAAGTTTCCCAATTAGATTGAGATTTCTTTTTACCTTTTTTATAATTAAAATATTGCTTACATCCTATGTAAGCTTTACCTGTTTTATTATTTGTAATACAATATACAAATCCAAATTGAGTTAAGTCTGGTTTGCTTTTACATTCCCAATGCATTACCAGTTAACTACTTCAGGGACATCAGGTTCTTTGCCAACTTGCACCAAGTATCTTTTACCTTTTGCATATTCAAAGACACGTATTCCCCTTCCTTGGTTAACATCCGACCAACATTCCTTTTTGTGACCACAATAAACACAGCCAAAGGGAAGTTTAAGATTACCAGACTTGCCATCAGGTACAGGAGTATAGCACCTATCAGGGATATTACCATTAGTAACCATTCCTTTAAGAAATTTAACCCTTGCACCAGCATTAATCATCTCCATTGAATGTACAGGAGTTAAGCAGATCTCTCCAGTGGATTTATCTATAGCTAGAAAAGCTGCTTCATCTACTCCATTAGCTTCAGCATAAGCTGATATCTGAGCTATGTATCCGAAGGGATCATCCTCCAATAAATTATTATTTTTAAACTTTTGAAAGCTGGCAGTTGAAGCACTCTTACAATCAACAAGAACATCATCTATCATAGAATCCTGATGACCTACTATACCTTCAACCTCTACTTCTTTCTGCTGATCAGTTACTTTATGACCAGCTATCGAGGCACATAACAATAATAATTCTTCAAGAATATATCCATATAAAAATTTAATTCTTGTGCTTGGCTTGAGAGGAATGGCATCCTTCTTAGTATTAACATCATACCATAATTGTCTATCGGGTTTACCAATAGCAGACAATCTTAGATTGCCATAGTCTCTTGGTTTCTCATACATAAATTCTTTTATGTGAACCTTCAGCATGTTTCCAAAATTATCTATATGTTTATCTACTTCTTCTTCCTTCATGTTAATAGGATCAAGAGAAAATAAACTATAAATATCTTCAACTAGTGTATCTATTTTTTTCATCATAAAAAATGGGGATGAATAACGACTTTTGTTACTCACCCCCAAGTCTCCTTTAGGGTTTAAGACGCAAAAGCTAAATCATCTGCCTCTTCATTAATGTAGCCTCCTTTAACCACATCAAACTCATCAACGTTATACTCTATTAAGTCTACTACTTGTACAGCATTAAGATATCCTTTAACCCCTCCTCCATATTGTGTGTATGGAACAGGCCGATAACTTGCGTTAACCTTTGAGCCATTTCCTACACGTTTACTAGCTGGAAAAGTATTACGTTCTGAATCTTTTACAGATATAGAACGAGTAGAACCATCTCTTGTTCGGGCATACTGTTTCAGGGTAACGAAGTCTCCCCTTTCATCGCCCTTATTTTTAATAGTAAGGCCATCACCTTCTGCAATCTTTTTATTCTTTGCATTAAGATTACAGACTTCTATACTCCATTCACCATCGGGATTAAACTTTGTATTTGGAGTAATGATATGCGCCCAATAAGCTTCACCTGAAATAACACTCATAATTAAATTCCTTTCATTAGATAATAACATTAAGATAATAACATAGTAATTTAAATTAGTATAAATTTTTCTTTGCAGATAACCTCCTTTAAATTATTAATACATCTATTATATCATGGATATAAATAAGTGTCAAGTACTTTTTTAATTTATTTGAATTAAGTTAGCTTTTTCTTTTGGTACATGAAAGAATGGTTCTTTTAAATGTGGTGAACCAATCCTACTTGAGTTTTGAATTGTCCCTATAGGAGAAGAACTTACAGTATCTCCATCTATAAACCAAGCTTGAGAACAATCAGTATTGAAGACTACAAATATTAAATCATGATCTTTATATTCTTCCTTCCACTTTTTGATTAGTCTTTTCTTTCTATCTGGTATCCTAACTTCCTTCCAGAATGGAGGCCAACTATCTCCCCATTGATTCTTAATCTCAACTTCAAAAAAATAATTCTTATCTTTTCTAGCAGCTACATCAAAAAAATAATCTTCTCTTGGTACTATATCTTTATAACCATTTTTATTTAGATACCCTACTATAGCATCCTTGGCACGTTGATCATTAGAATCATAAGATGATTTATCAAATTGTCTATTGTTGTGTCTCATCAGTGTGTTTCCTTCCATGTTGTACCAGCTTTGTACTCACAATCCAGAGGACATCTCATCCCTAGTGTACTTGTTGTTTCTATCATGGCATCCTTGGTTATCTGTCCAAATCTTTCCACATCTTTCTTGGCTACCTCAAATTGATATTCATCATGTACTGAAGCCACAAGCTTTACATCTATACCTGATTTTCTGATACGTTCATCCATATGAACAAGCCATTGCTTACATATGATAGCTCCTGCTCCCTGAAGAAGGGTATTAAGGCTGGCATGAGGCGATCTGATGTGTAGTCTCCTTCCATCCAGAGCTTTGATTGTTCCTGTCTTAGCAGCTTCGGTAACATTATCTCTTAATATTTTAAGCTTTGGCATATTAGATAGGAACTTACTGGTTAGTTGTTGCCCTACTTTGGCATTACCTCCTACTACCTTGCCTATTTTAGCAGGTCCAGCCCCATAAAGAAAGGCATAGATGAAAGTTTTTGCTTGATCCCTATTGGTTAGTCCAGCAGCCTTCATGTTAGCTGTATGTACATCACCTGTAAGAACTTCCTTGGTGAACTTGGGATCATCCATATAGTGGGCCAGACATCTTAACTCCAGACTGCTGGCATCTGTACCTACAAGGGTGTGGGTATCGGGATTAGATATCGTCCATAGCTCTCGACACTCCTTACCATAGGGACTGTAGGTAGCTGGTACTTGAGCCATATTAGGACTGTTGTGAGCCATCCTACCAGTAACAGTACGTAGGGTCATGACTCTACCTCGTACTCGACCATCCTCCTCACACTCCTGTATCCAAGACTTGAGTAGTCCAGTACGTTTCTGTAATAGAAAGTATCGGCTAAACATCTGTGCTTCTGGCATCTTTAACTTGGAAAGTATTTCTTCTGATACAATTACATTACCCTTCTCAGTCTTATGAGTAGGCTTCCACCCTCTCTCAATCAGACGTTCTGCTATTTGTTTTCTACTGGCAATGTTAAATGGTATGTATTTAGTTTTAGTTTTCATGACAACTTCTGTTGGCTCAAACATATCTTCAGCCTTACGTTCCAGTTGATGTTGTTCATCTTCCAGCTTAGATAGAAACATCATAGCTTCTTTAATATTAAAAGCAAATCCATTCTTCTCTTGTTGATCTACTATTGCTCTGACTTTTCTTTCGAGTTCGTAGGATCTCTGTGAAAAACTTTTGCCCTCAACTGATAAAGTATTAGCCAATCGTCCAGTAATTTCTGTATCCCTCTTACAATAAGAGAGCATGTCTTCTGTATAGAATTTAAAATCATTACATTCTCCTTTCGGAAACTTCAGTCTTTCTCCCCATGCTCCCAGAGAATGTCCTCCTTCTCTTATAGGATTATATAACTGTGACTCAATCAGAGTATCTCGCACCTGAGATAACTTTATATTGGAACCAGTTAATCTATTTAATATTGGTGCATCAAAGCTCACGCCATTATGCATCACAAACTCATCTATTTGTTTAGACCATTCTGCAAATTGTTGACACTCATCTTCAATCCATACCTTCTCTTTGTTTGAGGTAAGAGATCTTGCAACAATGCAATGTATTTTTGTAGCATTGATAGCATCTGTTTCTATGTCAACAATAGCTTTAGTCATTGATCATCTCCACTTGATATGCATCACGTATATCTATTAAATAATTTTGTCCTAAAATTTTAGAATCATTTACTACATCTGAGGATATATGCCAAGCTTTCCTTAAATCTTTTCTAAAAATAATAAACGTGTAAAGATCATACCTATTAAATTTTTTCCAATCATCAATTAATTTTTTATTTTTTAATGGAATGTATATATACTTCCAGTTCTCAGGCCACTCTTCTATCCATCCTTCATGTACATCTACACTATAGATAGATTTAGAACCATTACTATTTACTTCTCCTACTATATCAAACGCACTACGATCTTCAGGTTGTATTATTAAATCTGGTATATTTTTATATAGCCACTGGATCATAACATCTCTAGGCTGCATTCTTTTTCTCCATTATTTTTTTATAATGTTTGGCTACTGCCATAACCTGCTCTGGTGTAGCATTAGACATTATCTTGTTAGCTAAATGACAAACTATTTGTACATTACCTTTTATGTATCCTAACTTAGGAATAATTCTATCTAGGGATGGTGAACTATCAATAGGACTTCCCTCAGTTCCTCGTTTAAATTTAATACCTAGTGCTGGACACATGTTATCTTCAGGCCATATACTTTTAATATATTTACTAGTAATATTGAAGGGAAGATTTGTTCTGCTCTTTGCATCTCTTGTCATTGCCACCCAAGGTTTTTTTATAATATATTCTTTAAAGTAGTCTTTATTTTCTTGATAGTATTTTTTATTATATTCCCTTTTAACTACTGGATCACTATCCGGCATCATCATTCTCCATAAACTCATTATCGTTTTCTATGAAAGGGTTCTCAGTCTCAGACATCCTTCCAGTTTCTTTATCATAAAATAATCTACATGCTATACCTGTATCTCCTGTATATCTGTTCTTCAGGATACGCAGGGTTGTAGTATTAGCTTCATCTGGATCTTCAGCTTGCTGATTTCTTTCCAAGGCAATAACACTGTCACTTAGATGAGCAATACTAGCCGATCCTCTAAGGTGCGAGAGAGATACTTCTCTGCCATCCTCATGTCCCTTATCTCCTGTTGGTCTTTTCAGATGAGATACTAAAAGTAATCCTACATTTGTTTCTTCCACCAATGATCTCAGCTTAGTCATCAGCACATCAATAGATTTCCTCTCATCTCCAAACTCTTCATTACCCGATACAAGTATTGATAGATGATCCAGTACTACCCACTTACAGTCCAGTGCCTTCGCCATGTACCTGACACGATCCAGTATCTCATCATTGGATATAGAACCAAAGTGATCAAACGCAAAGAACCTTTCGCTATCTATGGTAGCATTCTGCCACTCTCTAAGCTGTTGTCTGGTAAACTGATCTCGTATTTCTCTGATGTACAATCTGGCATTCGCTTCTACAGACATGATATTAAATGCTGTATTACGTATGCTCTCCTCCAT